TAATAGCCCGCGAATATGCGCCATTTACCACCAACCCACACAAAATTTCCATCCATCGCGCCAACGATTTCAAGCAGGTTTTCATAGGGGTTTTCTGTGGTGTATAGCGTACCATCGCACGTATAGCGCGCACCAGAAACTCCCTCTGAAAATGTGACCACCTCATCGCACACATTGGCCGAAGCGATTATTTCAGAATCATCAATTTCCGACGCTTGGCATGTCGGGGCGAAACCTGAATCGACCAAAAACCAACGAGCTAAAATTGCGGGATTGTTTGTCCATGCCGTCAATCCGGTGCGCGGGTCATACGCCTTAACGCCTTTCACGACTGCTGAAACATCAAGCGGGTCAAAATCTTTGAGCGCGTCGAAGTTCGCTTCCATTCGGATGGTGATGTAACACACCCCAACACCACGACGCGAGGCGTCCCATGCTCCCCCCGACGCATTAGCCGCCGCCGTCATTTCAGGCGCTGTGATTTGCGAAGGTGAACCCAGGTACTTTTTAATGTTGAAAAGTGGCCGACTACCGTCTAAAAATTTTGACGGGCCAGTCACGTTCCCGTTGCTGTCAAGCGTTATTAACTGGTCGCCAAAATAGATTTGTTCGACCGATTGGCACTCATGCCCAGCCAAAACAATTGCGTATTGATGGAATAATGTCCCGCCACTCTCGTAACTAAACCACCCGCACAGAGGCCCGCTAGTCCTATCGGCTCCGAGCACAATGTTTCTTGGGGCAATCGCTGAACGCACTGTGACGCGATTAGCGTCACGTCCACCAGAGTATCCGCCCTCCGCCTTGTCACCAAAAGAGCCATACTTGGCTTCCCACTCCTCCATGGCGCGCTGTTGGTCTTCTGCAATTTTGGCTTGTCTGTCAGCTTCTGCCGCTTGTCTTTCGGCGCGCTTGCTAGCCTGGTTGCTCGAATACGCTGATGCGCCTGCCGCTATAACCGCCACCACTATTTGAGCCATTACTGAACACCCCACGCGCTACTAACATTCGCCATAGGACAGAAGTACAAACCAGCTTTCATTGGTGCCACAAACTGAGCCCCAACGCAAACACCGACAACATCACCAAACATTACAACGTCACCCCGTTTTGCTTGCTCGAATCTGATTTCATGGCCGAGTGTTTTTGTTAGATAAGCTGGCAAGCCGCCGACCTTTTTTATCAATTTGGCCGCTCCAAGTTCTGATGTGTACTTGCCGCGCATTTCAGCCATTAAATCTTTGCCGGTGATGTCTTGGACGCAATCGGCTGCAAATATGCAACAGTCAAACATGCCCCACTCGAATGATTGGCCGCCAGCAGCTTTAATCCTAGCTGCCAGCCGCTTTTCCCAGCCCAGTAATCTCATGCTTGATACATCATGTGCATTGCAGCCAAGGCAGAATTGACCGAATTGACGTTATTCACATATTCGTCGTATTCGGGAGTTCCGACTGGAGGCGGCACACTGCTCACTATCTGAAACGCACTTAGTACGCCGATTGCAGCGCCTTGCGCTTGATCTATCGAACTAACTCCAAAAGAGCCCGGGAACAATGTCACTTCGCGCTCTATCAGTGCCTCAATGCCCAGAAAAAACGTATCACCCGCAGATATGCGTTGCTGGTCGTTGTGATTGAACAGCAGGCCACGCGGGCGCTGCCAGTCAATCATGCGGTTTTCGGCTGTTACTGTGATCGTGCAGCTTGAGCCGTCCCGCGTGATCGCTGGGAAATCTAATAACCCCACCCACGCATAAGGGTCTACATGCAACACACCGTCATCGACAAAAGCCCACTTCACGGTAACTTTGCGGCCTTGGTATTTTTCGCTCAGAGCGAGTGAGATAGAAGCCGAAGGAACACCGGAAATCGTGAACGAAAGCCCCTCAATAGCCGTCGCACTTTCCCCTATCGGGTCGATCTGTCCGAGGCCATACGCTGGCAACCATGTTTGCCCGTCATACGCAACCTCAAAATCTGCACCACTCAAGTACAAGGTTTGGCTGTCAAACTCCATCTTGACTAAAGGGAATGCGGAAACGTGCGATTTGTCAACAGCCGTCTCGACACCGACGGGGACATTCGGGCGACTCACTCAAACACCTCTGTAAAGTCAATTCCAACAGGCTGCACTTGGCCGACCGTGTAATTCATTTCCCACGCATTGCTGGCCATGACAAAAGTGCCAGTAGGGCGGTACAAAGTAACCGCCATCCCCGAAGTGACAGGCTTTCGTAATCCGTTAGAGACAAGAATCGTCATCACACCAGAGCCATTTGCAACAGTGTCGCGCTGGCACATGATGAGCATCCCATTCACCTTCAGCATGTCGCCAGCCATCATCGTTGCACCAGCGCCACACCCAGCCAAAACAAGCGACGTAGCGAACTGCGCGGCGTTGGCGCTAACGGTCACGGCATCGAGGTTTATCGTGCCCGATGGCGTACCGTACCCGTTCAAACCCTTGCAGGTCATATTAAAAAGCGTAACCCTGTGCTGATGCCCGTTCAAGGAATCTAAAAATCCCTCAATCTCTTTTGCATGACTGCGGTTTACGAATGAGCGAGCCGACAACACTAGGCCAACATTCCAGCGCTTACCAGGCACGCCGACGGTTTGAATTGCACCTGAAAGTGCGGATTCAGATATAAGGCTTTGACTTTGCGCGCCCCACCCCATTTGTTGCGGTATAAATGGCGCTCTAAATGGCCACTCAAATATCATGCGCGCCTCCGCATTTTGTTTTCACGCACAGTGGAAACGGCATTGTTTTTTGCGGCACTCATCCCAGCATAGACCTCAGCCCGAGACACACCGGCCTGAAAGTGGTTTATGTGTGTGACATTACTAGACCCACCTCCACCACCGGAAATAATGCGCTTCGTTTGAGCTGCGTTATAGATTCGAGACGGGCCCGTCACTTCTAGCTCGGGGCCATTTTCCCCAACGATTCGAGCGCCGCCAGAATGCGAACCACCGGCAGCGAAGCCGGGAATTACGGTGCCGACAGCGGATTTCAGCGCATTGAAAAGAATTTGCTTCAAAATCATTTTTGCCAATTCTTTGACGATCTGCTTAAACACGTCGCGTAAAGATTTTCCCTCGACGATCGCGTCAGCCATTCCGCTCGCCAGCGCCTCCATTGATGTCTTTGCTTGAGAGGCTACTTCATTCTGACCATCGGCCACACGTTTAAGCTGCTCCCGAATCCTCGCCTGCGCTGCTGCATACTCATCAGCGGAAAGCTTGCCCATGCTATACAACTGCACCAAACGCGCCTCTTTCTCGAACAGAATATCCATGTCTGTTTTCAGTGATTCGCGAATAGCTTGGGCTTCGTCGGCCCGAGCCTTATCAGCCTCTGCCAAACTACGTTTAATCTCGCCCTCTTCACGCAGCCGGTCTATTTTTCCGGCTGTTGCCTTAATCTCTGCAATTTGCCCTTCAGTCGCGCCAGCAAGCCGACCAGCCTCAATGTCTGCCGCCACTTTTTGCAGTGCGGTGAGCTTTTCAGTTTGCAAGACTTGGGCATTCAAATTCGCCAAGTAGGTCGCGGCGTTGGCCTGTTGTTGGGCGCGGGTTTGCTCTTCTTTTACCTGTTGTTTTGTAATATCTACAAGACGTGCGGCATCTAGCAATTGCTGAAACTGCCCATCATTCGCGACTTTTAAACGCCCAGCCTGAATGTCTCGAAGCAGGGTTTCAGCTTGCGTTAAGGACTGCAATTGCTCATTCTGGCGGCGCAGGCTTTCCAGGTACTTAATGCCTGAATCATCAGATTCGGCGCGCTTAGATTTGCCGCCACCTGAACTGGTGCCAGTCGATAGCCCGGATGTATCTAGGGTTGGCTTTTTTACCTCATACAACTGGCCTCGGCTTGGCCCTGTTGCTATTGGGGCGGAAACACTTGATGCCGCATCTAATGTTCTTTTGTACGCAGCGAGAGATTCATTGATCCTGTCAGTGTCTTTTTTTACACCGGCATTGAGTTTCGCGAACAACTGCCCGTCAAGCGTCACGAGCGCCTTCATGTAGCCAAACAAATTCTTGTAGGCGACGCCCAACAACTGGACAGTGTGCAACGTCTCGGCCATCTCTAGATTGTGCCGCTTGCCCTGCTCGGCAATGTACGCCAATATGTCACCAAAAAATGAGCCTTGCCCCGTTGCGCTTTTCAGAAACTCTGCAAAGCCGCGCACGTTCTTTACCATTTCCAGCATGACCGGCATGGCCTCGGCTGACATCACTTGCGTAAAAGAACTAATTTCAGATTTGAGTTTCCCCATCTCTTTGGTGAAGTCGTCGGCTGCCTTAATTTGATCTTGCGTAAGGTTTGTATGCCGCTCCGCTCCGTCTGCCAAGTCATTTAGAAACGGCATCAATTCAGCACCGGATTTGCCAAAAAGCGCAACAGCAACAGCCGTCTTGGATGCGCCATCTTCAAATCCCGCCATGGCTTTAGCAACCGCCTCGATTTGATCGACTGGGGCCAATGCTTTAAACGAGTTAAATTCAAGCCCCAACGCTTTCACAGCTTGCGCTACGCCCTTGCCTTCTTCGTCAGTCTTGGCTAGTGCAGTGGTTAGCTTCACGCTCGCCGATGCCATTTGATCGAGTGAAACACCCGACACATCGCTTGCGGCTTTAAGGCTGGCAATGGCAATCGCAGAATCCCCTATTTTTTCAGCCAAATCTTGGAACCCGGCAAGCTGTTCCGCCTGGTTGTTTAAGTAGTCGTACGCCGCAGATGCCGCGTTAGTCAGTATTTCAAAGGCGAGATTAGCCTTCAATACTCCCGCAGTGATAGAGCGCTCCATAGCCTTGGCAGACGCCGCAGCTTGGGATTCAGCTTTGGTAATGCCAGTCGTGAACTCGACCGAATCAAGACCAAGGCTTACAAATAATCGGCCGAGGCCAGCGCTTGAACTCATTTTTAATTTACCGGATTAAAGCCAAACTCAGAAACCCACACATCATCTTCGGCCTGCGCCTTGTAGGGCATGTAATCACCAATCGCCCCCGCTTTGCCGCCCGCCGCTCCAATTACGTATTGGGGGATTTGGGCTAGAAGCAATTCGATTCTGCGGGATGGCAATTGATTCTTTTCAGCGTAGTGCAGCCATTCGACGTACTCTCTGTGCGTCATTCGCTTCGAAAGTTCGCCCTGCGTCACACCAAGCTCTAACGCCAGATCGAGAAAAAATTCCCGCTCCGGCGTTAGGCGTTTTTTACTGCTTCGCGGCCTTCTTTGTTGCGACCGTTTACAGTGTTCGACGCCTCAATGACTTTGTTTAACTCAGCCCATTTTTGCTTTCGAATGAGGGCTAAATGCTCTTCATTCGATACGTCAAAAATACGCTCGCCTTTTTCGTCAAGCATAATCTTGGCGACCATCGCAGCCATTCCCGCCTCGGTTTTGTCTATGCTTTCCACATCACTCAAAAGCAATGGGCCAACGTACACTACACCCCAAACGGTATCGACTGCGACCAACTCGGGCGCACTTGTCGCCCGCATTTTTTCAATGATGGAACTCATGTTTAGGCTGGAACGTAATCAAAACGGTTTCCGGTCACTTTGATCGTCGCGGAACCCTTCCACAGCTCGTTTACTGAGCCGTTGAAGTCAAACGCCATAACCATGCCGACATAGCCCATCGATCCGCGATTGGCTGGCAATTCCACTTTAACGGGGATTTGCTCGCCGGTTGCTTTAGCAGACTTCAGGGCAGCGTTGACGCCAAACATGGGGTCGAAATTGAACTCTAGCTTCACATCGCCGAAGCCTGACAAGCCAAGCTCAAACTCTTGTGCCGTGCTGCAAATTGTCGAGGCGTCAATCTCTGGCGATTCGCCGCCGCTTTGCTCCATGTTTGTTAACTCGCAGAACTGCGACATCGTAGCCTTGCTTAAAGTGCCGCCTGATGTCCATGTGGTGTAACCAGTCGCGTCCACACCGAACAGATCGAATGTATCCGCAGTGGGCGCGGCAACGACGTAATAAATACCGTCCACCAATTCAGTCATGCCGCCGACGCCCGCGATTTTCACCGCATCGCCAACAGCCAGGCCATGACCCGTTTTTGTCAGCCGTACCGGGTTGGTTTTTGCAATGGCGGTAACAGCAGTAGCAGTACCCCAAGCAGTAGCAACGGCAATTTTGGAGCCGTTAAATTTGTTTCGTTTTCCCTGTGCCATCTTCTTTCCTTTTACTAAAAAATCCCCGAAGGGCTGGGCACAAAGCCCCGTTAAAAATCAAAGCGCCACCCTGCATGTAAGGGTCGCAGTGTATGTTTTTGTCTCGGTGTCATAACCCAGGGCTGGGGTTGATTCAATCGTCACAACCGGCGAAACATCAGCCAGCGCCAGACGCACGTTAGACACCAATGTTTGCCGGGCTGCCGTGGTCTTACCAACAACATCAATCTGAATGACGGGCGTTTCTTGCATTTCGTCGTTGCCGCTTAAATCCGTGTGTGCGTCACCACCAACAACGCTAAAACGAATTGCTGGCCAGCTTGGGAGCGTTCCGTCAGGCTGTAAGAAGGTGTCTTGGTAACAACGCCCCGACACCAAATCTTTCAAGGCCGCGTAAATCAATTGCTGGGCCGTCATTTCTCAGCCCTCATAATTCGGCGCTCTAAGACCTTAATCATTTGATTGGCCGCATCTTGTTTTGCAGATTCGAAAGCAGGACGTAACCAAGGCTTTGGGCTCATCTTCACTGTTCCCTCTTCCAAAAAGAGGCCGTACATATACGCATAGGCCGCTTTTTCACCAGACCTTGCTGTAACCACATAATTTGCCGTTTGCTTGGCAGCACTTCGCCGCTTAACAATCACATTGCGTGATAGGTTGCCAGGTGTTGCTAGCACACCATTTCGCCCTGACTTCTGATCTGGGTAGACCATATGAGGCGCCTTCGATGCCATGGCCGCAGCGTTTCTAATCGCCTGCTTCTTGATCACGTTTGCAGCCGCAAGAGTGGCCGAAAAAGCAATCTTCTTTGCAACATCACTGCTTAACGCTTCCATGCGTTTTTTAAGGTCTTGCAATCCGTGAACTTTAGCGACAGTCCTAGCCATCGTTTAGCCCACTCACACATTCAAGCGTGATGTAACGGTTAAACATCATGTCGTTTACAACGCTCACCACGTTAAATATCGTTCCGTCACACACTACACGCCAGCGAGGTGACACACCGCAGCTTGTCGCGTGAATTGAAATGGTGGTATCAAACCTAGACAAAACGCCACCGTTCACAGTGGATTCGCCACCCTTGCGTGGGTTTATGTTCGCGAAAACTTCGGCGACCGTCACCCAGCTATCAACCACTCCGCCGTCATCGCTACGAATAGCATTAGGGCGCTGCAATAGCACCTTATTTCTTAGCCGTCCAGCCCTCATACGCCCGCCAATCGAAACGGGCGAAGCAGGTTGTAGGCTGCTGTTTGCGTCTGCTCGCTATGCTGCCCCCCAAGGTCGTCGAAATAATAACGAACCAGCAAAACGACCGCCTGGGTGTACGATGCATTAATCAGCACACCGCCAGTCGTCGATTCGTCTAGCGTCTCTTGTGTCTCGAAAACAGGCTGGTCTATGAACGTCTTTGCTTCGGCATCAC